GTTGCAGAAGGACTCTCACACGGAGACTATTCAGTTCTACAAGTTTTGGACGATCGTGGGTCGCTCGTGGCGTCGTGGCATGGACACATTCCTCCAGACGAACTTGGACGTATTTCGGGCTTTCTCGGAAAAAGATATCGACAGGCTTACATTGGTATTGAGCGAAACAACCACGGGCTCACGACTCTCACTGCGTTACGCGATGGCGGCTATCAGCCGCTTTATGTTGAAGAGGTCATGGATCGGACGTCGGAAGGTAGACAAAACCAACGACTAGGTTGGCTGACAACAGCGAGATCAAAACCATTGATCATTGATCGGCTCAGCGCAGCGATCCGAGACGATGATATTCAGATCAAAGATGCAAGCACGATTCAAGAATTGAAAACTTATGTCGTCGAAGACAACGGCTCAACCAATGCGTTGGCCGGCTGTCATGACGATCGGGTGATGGCATTAGCCATTGCATGGGAAATGTTGCGGCACTTACCGAAACGGCATTCATTTGAAAGCCGAAAATTCACACCGGCAGGCAGAGCAGGGTATTAAATGCAAGAGATTCCACAATACGAAACTCCGGAAATCGGCGCGTATGAATACGAAGATGATGCAGAGCTTCCGTCGACTGTCGACTCACTGGGCTCTGCGCTACAAGATCGTTTTCAGGAATATAAGCTTCAGCGTGAAGACATTGAGGATGATTGGTTGGAAGACCTGCGTGCCTTCAACGGTGAATATTCGAATGATGTGCAGAAGGCGTTGCAGGAAAACCCAAATCGGTCGCGAGTATTTGTTGGTCTGACGCGCACTAAAGTGATGTCAGCGTATTCACGTCTTGTCGACCTGATGTTTCAGCCGAACGACAACTTTTGGACAATTACGCCAACGCCGGTCCCGACTCTTGATCTTGAAAAAGAAATGGCGATCAAGAAAAAGGCAACGCAAGAGATCGTGCAGGTTGCGAACGGCGACATGGCGGTCGCTAATCAGTTGATGCCTGAGCTCACAGAGCGAATGGATGAATTGAAAGATGAAGTCCGCGCTGAAATTAACGAATCGGCAGAGCGTTCAGCCGAGAAGATGACGGAAGTCATCGAAGATTATATGGTCGAGCAGAACGTTGAAGGCGAAGTGAAATCTTTGCTGCTAGAGATGTGTTTGTTCGGCAGTGGCGTGATGAAGGGTGCTGTCATGCACATCAAGCGTCAAGAGCGTTGGGGTCAGACTGAGAATGGCTGGACGCACATGACGGAAGAAACTCCATGTCCGCATTCAGAGTTCGTCTCGATCTTTGATTTCTACCCAGACCCATACGCGACATCAATTAAAGATTGTCAGGGCGTTTTTCAGCGGCATACGTTGACCCGTCAGCAGCTGCGTGATTTGCATAGAGATAATCCGCGTTTCTCTCAGGACGTCATTGAAACATTGATCAGCACTTATGAGACCGGCAATCACACGTTATTAGAACATGAGATTGAGCGTAGACGCTTGGCCGGAATCGATACTGATCCGGAGTCAGGTCGGTTTGAGGTGCTTGAGTATTGGGGAGTCATTGACGGCGACATGCTTGAGCAGGCTGGCGTGCAGCTAGAAGACCCAACCATGGAGCATTATGCTCAGGTCTGGGTATGTGAGGGTCGGGTGTTGATGGCCCGTCTTAACCCATACAACTCTGTCCAACAGATTCCTTACCAAGCTGTACCGTTTGAGCGAGTCCCGCACCGTTTTTGGGGTGTTGGCATTGCTCGCATGATGCGCGACTCACAAGAGACGTTAAATGCTGCTGTGCGGATGTACATTGATAACTCTGCGTTAGCATCGACGCCACAGGTTGAGGTCAACCTTGATCTGCTGACCGAGGGCGAGGATCCAACGGATTTAGCTCCATGGAAGACATGGTTGCGATCAGGTGGCGACCCTTCACAGCCCTTGCTGAGGTTCTATCAGCCAAACGCGGTCGGTCAGGGGTTAGCGACACTGATTGATATGATGCGCCGGTTTGCCGATGAAGAGACATCGTTGCCATCTTATACCCATGGTCAGCAGAGCCAAGGCTTAAACAAAACAGCGGCAGGAATGTCGATGTTGTTCAGCGCAGCGAACACTGTGTTGAAGTCTGTCGTAAAGAATATTGACGACTTCCTGACATCGCCGCTGCTGACTAGCTATTACAACTTCATTATGCAGTTTGGTTACGACGATTCTGTCAAAGGGGACATGCAAGTGTATGCCCGTGGATCGAGTGCTCTGATTGCAAAAGAAATTCGTTCGCAGCGCCTCATGCAGTTCCTCCAGATGACGACTAATCAGGTCGACATGAATCTGGTTGACCGCCGTGAGTTGCTGTCACAAATCGCCGGATCGTTAGATCTAGAAGCGGATAAGGTATTGATTGATGAGCAACAACTTGAGCAGCAACAACTCGCTGGATTACAAGAAGCTTTACTCCAACAGCAACAAGCTAACGGAGGAATGGGGCCGCAGGCTCCTCAACTTGGTGCAGAACCCGCAATGGGCGGAAATGGAAGCATACCTCCTGAATTGCTTGGAGGTGGAGCGGGACCGGCTGGAACAGATGGAGCCGTCAGCGGTCCAGAAAGCGCAGGGCCGATGTGAAGTGTTGCGTGAAGTGCTAGAACTGCGTAGCCGATTAAGAAAGTTGGCAGAGAAGTAAGTCATGAGCTGGGTCTTGGTTGCTGTGTTGATTATCAACCAAGAAATCAAAGTCATGCCGGTAAGCATTTACACGACAATGGCGAAGTGCTTTGAAGCAAGAGAGTTTTTTCTTCAGACAGCACCGAGCCCAAAAGTAAATTATGAAGCGGTTTGTATTCTTACAGACCAAGCAGAATCTGCGTAAAAGCAGTAGCAAAGAGGGTCGCTGGTCGCGGCCTTTTTTTGTGGACTCACGGACAACCGTCCCACACAGGAGAGACGTATGAGCGAAGAATTCGCAAACAGTAAGCTGGCAGATATGGAAGCAGAGGCAGATCGCCTACACGCTGAATTATATGCACAGAAGGACAAATCAGAGACACCCGAACAAAAGCCGGAAGCCACAGCAGAAGCTGAAACGGTTGAAGAGGCTATTGAAGAGGATACTGTCGATGAAGAGACCCAACCCGAGACCGAAGCCGAACAACCACAGGCGGAAGAATCTGGCAAAGATGAGACTGAAGAAACTGAAGCTGAGACAGAGCAGGACTCGAAGTCAGCGGAAACGGATCAGTTAACCATCCAGAACGCTGAAAAACGAATCAAAGACGCTCAACGTCGTATGACCAAGGCCACTCAAGAAACGGCTTCTTTGAGGCGTGAAAACGACACTCTTAGACAGCGCGTGACTGATCTTGCTGGCGAGGTCGCAACTTTAAAAACGCAAGTCATGGCTCCAGCCGCGACCGATGCAGATCTTGCACGGTTGACGGAGGAATACCCTGATCTTGCGAAGCCGTTGCTTGGACAAATTCATCGTCTGCAATCTGAGCTTGAAGGGTTCAAGAGCCAAGCTAATGAGATGAGAAATCACTCTCAAGTTGACGCTCAAGAGCGCGCGAAGCTTGAACACCAGAATGCGATTTTGGCTGTCCATCCGGATGCTTTTGAAGTTGCACAGACCGAGTCATTTAGGGAGTGGTTGGATGCCCAGCCGTCGTATATGCGACAAGTGGTTGAGAAGGGATCATCCGAGGATGTCGTCGATCTTCTAAACAGTTACAAGGACACCTTTGTCAAACCGAAACCGGTGACGCAGACCCTTGAGCAAGCGCGAGAAATCGCTGAGCCCAAGACTCGATCTACAAAGCCAAAACCGGAAGGCAGGAAGAATTGGAGCCGTGCGGAAATTGATGCGATGTCACCTACCGAGTACCTCAAACATGAGCTTGAAATTGATCAAGCTTTAAAAGAGGGACGTGTCATCTAGCCTGTATTTGGGAGACTAACCAATGGCTTTAATCACAGGAACCATGGCCAATTTCGTACCTGAAATTTGGTCCAAAAAATTGCAGACGCGTTTTTATGCGTCTACCGTGCTTTCAGAAGTCACGAACAATGACTATGAAGGCGAAATCCGTAATGCTGGCGACAAAGTGAACATCCGTGTTCCCCCAGCAATTACAATTGCTGACTACAATCCAATGTCACCTTCAATCTCTTATGAGACTCTGGGTGAAAACATTATCGAACTTTTGGTCGACAAAGCGAAAAGCTATGCGTTCAAAGTCGATGATGTACTTGGTGCTCAGTCAGACATCAACTTGATCAACGCAGCAACGCAAGACGCGGCTGAGAAGATGAAAATCGCAATCGACACGCAAGTGTTGGCCGGAATGGCAACTGCTGCGACTACATCTATCGACCTGTCTAATTTGGGTTCAGATACAACTGTCAATAAGACAAATATCTTGGATCTGATCTTGCTTGCCGGTCAAAAGCTGGATGAACTTAACGTGCCAGAAACTGGTCGTTACATTGTTCTTCCTCCATCAGCAATCACAGCGCTCAAGTCATCTGATTTGAAAGACGCTTCATTAGCAGGTGACGCTCAGTCAATCTTGCGTAATGGACGTGTTGGTCAGATCGATCGCTTCACTGTGTACAGCTCTAACAATCTTTCAACCAACGCGCAATCTGAAAAAGTTGCGATTGCTGGCACGAAAGCGTTCATGAGTTTTGCATCACAGTTCGTGAAGACAGAGACAATCCGTCTGGAATCTCAGTTCGGTGACGGCGTGCGCGGTCTGCAAGTGTACGGCTTCAAGGCTGTTCACCCAGACGCAGGTGTTGCTATCGGCCTCGGAGACGGAGCCTAAGTAGGACGGGACTAAGAGTCGACAACGATGTCGTCATTAAGATGGCAAACAGTTGAGGCTCTTGGTCTCGCGTTCTATATCGAGAAGGGGTGTCGTGTATTGACACCTCTGATCGATAACAAGGATTACGATTTCGCGATCGATGAAGATGGCGAGATAAAAACAGTCAACGTAAAGAAAGCATATTGGGACAGA